ACTATTAACACTGGCAATTGTATTCATACATACTGTTGAAAAACAAGATAATTCTACATACGCCCTTAAATTTAAAGAACCATCTTTTGGTGTAAATTTATTTATTGTTCTTATTTCATTAGTTGTTGTACCACCAGTAGCATCAGTAATTGTATCAACTGCACCACCAGAATTAATTAAATATTTTACATCTTCTGTACTTATTTGAAAAGTTGTTGGTTTTAACTTATCCATTATAAATGGAACATCATCAATATCACAATATGTTGTACTACCTAACTCCATAATTGTTGTTGGTAACATCAAATTAGATTTATATTCGTCACCATTAAATGTTCTACCATCAGGTATGTATGGGGTATAATATATCTCTTTATCATACCAAGATATTAAACCATGTGTTTTCTCTTTTACATATTCTTGATATTCTTGTGGTGCGTTTTCACCAAATAAACCTATTAATTTTACAACATCATAATCATTAGTATTAACACAAGGTGCAACACCATTACTACCACAAGAAGGTTCACAATCACCACCACAATCTGATTCATCAAATGAAGTATCTATATTATCTAAGGTATAAAAACAATCAGCAAATTTTTGAGAAGTTATACCACTAAAATCAGACCCATCAGTTCTATATGTTAAATTACCATCATAATAATCTGTTATCAAATAATCTCCATTATCTTCCACACTATTTCTACACATTCTGTATTCAAATAATTTATCATTATCTACTACACGATATTAATTATTATATAAAACATTAAAACAATAATCTGTTATATTATCATCACTTAATATTCTATTCCACCCAGCGACTGCATAAATAACACCCATAAAATTATTATTTCCATTTACACTATCAAAATTACCAATAACAAAATCACTATTATTATTTGTAACACCACTAAAAGGATTCCCTATTGAAGATGGTGTATCATCGTCTAATTCAACAGTATAATTTTGAAAAGTCCCACTATCATCACGATAATTAAGTTCAAATTTAATTCCATAGTACGTTATTAAATCCGCAGGTGTAATTGTGGGGGGCGGAGATAATGTACCAAATTCACCTTGATATGTAAAAATTAAATTTATATAATTATTACTTAAATTCCATGATTCAATTTTTTCAGTCTGATACACTATTTTTTTATTACCATCACTAAAAACAAATCTAAAACCAACATTAAAACCATCAGTTATAGTTACAATATACCAACCTTTTTCTGTATTTTCATCATATTTGGAAATAATTATTTTATTACTTTGTAAATCATCTCTAGATATAAAAGTAATAATAAAAGTTTTATCACCCGTAAAATCTATATCATACTGAGATTCGTTACCACCACGTACATAACTCCTTCTAGGACTATCTTCTTTATTACCTAAACAAAAAGGATTTTTACAACACGGATTTGCTGGAGTTGCATTATTTGCAGGATTATCACAATCACTAGTAATTCTCAATAATTGATTATAATTACTAGGGCTACCAGCAGATGTACCTTGTTCAAATTCACCACCATCATTACCGATTAAATTATCTAACGGACCAACCCCACCATTATTTCTTTCACTACGGTTAGATAAACAATCTAAAGTTTTTTTAAAATATTCAGTTTTTTCAACCATCCTAGTATTTCTACAGAAATTAGTATGATGTCCGTGTCCACCAACATTTTTCCATTTATCGTTACCATTACCATCTTTTATTTCAATGTAATTAGGTCTACTATGTACATTATTTAAAGATTTATTTTCTATAATAGGTTGTATGTTTTCAATATTCATTAAATTTTGAAAATCGTTAAAATTATCAAATTTAACGTAACATGTTTCATCATCACTATTTTTACCTTTAAATAAAAATTCTTTAACTGCAAGATTTAAATTATCTGTTTCATCATCGTTTTGTGGTGTACCATACCATTCAGTAGTCACATTAGGATTTATAACCGCCCTACAACCTTCAAATTCAAAATTTACAGAACTACTACTATTGTTTAAAAATATTCTCCATTGATTAAAACCATCTTCATCTTGAAAATCATTTTCAAATGTATATAAACTATCAATATCAAATGCAAATGAAATACCTAAAGATAATATTGCTGCAATAACACCTTCAGTACTTAACCCATTTATAATTCTACAATCATAATCACAAAATTTATCCCTCTTTAATTGACCAAATCTTCTACCTTCTTTTTTTAGTTTATATAATCTTTTTACTAATGGAAAATATAAAGAACCACCTACCCAGTCATTATAAAAATCAAATTTTAACATTTTTAGGAATACCGCAACAGGTTCTAAAACACAAGAAACCCAATCTTTAATAACTGGTGTTTGTAACCCACCACAATTTAAACATGAAAAAGGTGCTACAAATGGTGTATCACATTTCTCATTTGCAAAAGGTGTAGATATTAAAGTTATTTTTTTATTAAAATTTTCTTCAGGACATCTAAGAGGTATTAACGGTACTTTACCACAACAACCATTACAACAATTATTAGTACTATCATCACAAAAATCTTTATCCCAAGGTTCACATTTTGGATTCCCTTCAGCATCATCACATATTTTTATACAATTTTGACAAATAATACTACTAAAAAGACATTTATAATTTGGTGGTGTAAAAAAACCACACCAAAACCACCATATTTTTATATCACATATTGCAGTAATTAACCCATTAAATAAGTTAAAAATACCATTAAGAATACCAACGGCATGCCCAAATATTGTTACTATTATACAAATAATTGCATATATAAAATTAAATCTAGTGTCTATTCTATTATATGGGAATTTATTTACACCCTCAGAATTATATATATCTTTTATACCAATAAAAGACCTAGCCTCATCACTACTTACTTTTTGAAATCTACCAATATATTGTTTTACCGTATACACCTTTTTCCACCTAAAAGGAAAAAATTCTTCTAAATAATTGTATTGATTTCTTAAATCATTTTCATAAGGTGTACCATTAGTTATAAAAGATAAATCTCTATTTATAGTAAAGTCAGTACTATTAACTAAATCCGCACCACCATATTCACCAAAGTTAAAATTATTGTTTGTATTTGGTACTAAATATTTCGCCCTCTGTGTATCTTTTACATCAGTACTAATAGAATCCATACTGATTCTAAATCTATAATCACCCTCTGTTGCTACACCTTTAATACCATCAGGTGAAGGTACTAAATTACCAAATTCATCGGTAACAACTTTTCTTAAATTCATTGGTACTAATACAGACCAGTTACCATTTTCATCAATACTATTGTCGTTAAAATTAAATGTTTTAATTTCCCCATCAACAGTTCTACGAATCGCCTCAATCTTACCCGCACCTGTTACAACTTCACTCATCAAACCCATTCTACGAGAAACATCACATTCTTTACTTAAAAAATCGTTTTCATCATCACTCATAACACTACCCATAAAAATGGCAGTAGGGACTAATTGTATATCATCTATTGATATATCTAATCTATTAATACCTAATTGACTACCCGTACTAAGACTATCACACCAATATGGTTGTACATCAACCGTTTTATTGTCTGTAATAATCTGTGGTAAACTATCTAAGTTATTAGATGATTTGAACTTAAATCTATTTTCAAATTCCTCTTCACTAAAACCCTGTGATATTAGTTCATATGGTCTTGTAGAAAGAAATCCAATATCACTAACATCCATATCATAATGTAATATTTGTCTACCCACTGGTATACCAAATAAGATATAGTCACCCGCCTCATTTGTTGTAGTCGTATATTTATAATACTTTTCGTAAATCTCTAAATAAGTATTATCATCTAATATTTGTCTTTTTTTGGGGAAAGTACCAACAGGTGTGTGATCAAAACTTTGTTGTGTACTAGGTAAAAGATTATATCTAATACCTCTATTGTTTTTTTCTTCGGGAAATGGTTGTCTATATGGGTATAATTCTGATATTACAGGGTTTTCTAAATCTACGTCTTCAACAGGTACAAACACGGATACCTTTACATTAGGTACACCAAAACCATTGTTTATTATTACTCTACCTGCGATAACACCATATTCAGAACAAAAATTTTGATAAGTTTCAGTTTGTAATATCTTTAAACTTAATAATTCCAAAAAATCATAATTCTGATTAAGATCAACATTAACTTTTAAGAATCCATTATCTTCACCTGGTGTTGTCCTAATTCTATATGATTTAGACATTTATCCATCTTCTTTTTTTATTTCATTATTTTCTTCATAAACCTCAATATCTAATAATTTACTATCTTCACTATAATCCCCCTTTTCTTTAAACTCTTCTTGTCTTTTTAAATATTCTTTTTCCCTTCTTTTGTTAATATTTTTTTCAATAATATTTCTGTAAGCATCACTAAATCTTTTACTAACATTTTCATATGATTTAGGAAAGAAAAATGCAATAAAAATTTGTCCTAAAAGAACTAATAACACAAAAGGTAATGCAATCATTACTGAAAAGAACGCTATAAATCTAAAAAAGAAATTATTTGCGGTAATATCGTTTGGTAATGAATTTGCAATTGAATTTTGACTACTATTGTTTTGTTTACATGTATTACAACCCATAATTAATATTTTTTCTTTAAATCTAATATGTTTTTTTTAAAAGTAACTATTAATTAGTAGAAATACTTACTTTAATATCAGTATTAGGGAATTTAATCTCAAACATAGAATTTGGTGAACCAAATAATGTGTATTTACCCAATAAATCTATTTGTCTAGTATCTTCATCAATGTATGGTTGTGATATTTCATTTAATGAATATTTTCCATTTTCATTAACTTTGTTAAATACTCTTAAATCTGTAACATTCAAAACACCACTAACATTATTAATATTTTCTACTAATTGTGAAATATAGATATTGTCACCCATATCCCATTTATTAATATCAAAATAATCGGTTATTGAATTCACAACACCAGAAATAACTTCACCTTTTGGTATTGCCTTATCTGCAAAAACATCAACTTCAAAACCTAAATTAATTACCCTACCATTTCTAATCGTAACATAATCATTTAACATTCTATAATCCGCCAAATATTCCGCAATGTTTTGTTTTAACGTTGATGTTGCCTCACTAGTTAATTTCCCACTAGAATCTAATGCCAATATATAAACAACAATTTTGTTCCTTTCTTCTAAAACACCAGTTCTAAATGGAACACCAAACCTACCAGGCATCAATGGTACTCTACTTTGATAGTCTTTTATTGTAACACATCTTTCCTGTGCCGAAAAATTATATCTAACTAAATTTCTTATTTCATCAACAGATGGTTCTTCTTTACCACCCAATGCAGGTATTGGATTATTAACACTAATACTATTCCTAATTATAGTATTAATAGACGAATCATCACCATTAACAATAGATGTAACCGTACCTAAACTATTAATAATATTTGGACCTAAATTACTATCTTCACCACCACCAACTCTATATCTAATAAACATAGTACTAGAAGGTGAAGGTATCTCACCCAAAGATAAGTTATTTATCTTCTTACCAATACTTTCTATTTGTCCTCTACAACCAACAAAATCATTTAATTCTGAAATATCACTTTCTCCACCACCAAAAATTATTTTACAAAAACCATTATCCGTAAATTCTTTTATAAATCTTTTAGGTGAGTTTTTCCATTTACCAACAACAACACCTTCTCTATCTGAAACACCATTATCATCAACAATATAAATTTGTGATTGTGCCAACGCAGGAACTTCAAAGAAATTCAAATCAAAATCACTAAATTCTTCCTCTGTTGGTGTTGTACTAAAATTAGTACCTTCTTTAACAATTATATTTTCTATTGACAATACATTATCTTCTGGTAAAATAACCTCTAAGAAAGGTCTAAAATCTTGTGTATTTAAAGTTTTCTTATAAATTTTTGTAAAACCATTAACAACAATCTCTCTTTTAGTTAATGTATAGTTTTGTATAATACCACTACCATCAATATTTGGTATAATCAATCTATTCGGAATACCACCAGACGCAAATGGAGATGCAAAATCACAATCTTCCAATAATTCAAATACTTTACCACCACCAATTGCCTGTGAACCTTTTAAAATTTTAGGGGCATAACTAATATCAAATGTATCACCATTAACAGGTATATTTGTTACAGTCCAATCTACAATAGTCAAACTAGGTCTCTTTCCCGGAATATTCAAACCAAAAGTTCTCGCCAATTCCAAAACTGAAGATCTCTCTTGTGCATAATTGATTTGTGTTTCATTGAACATCCTATCAGTATGGAATGATAACATATCACCAACCGCAGCATTCAATTCTAATAACATCATACCCACCGACGCGTCATTAAAATCTGAGAATGTTTCAGGATAATATTTCTGTATAAATTGAATTAATTGTTGTCTAACATCAGAAAAATTCCTAGCGTTATAATCTATCTTCTTTGCCATATATTATAGTGTTAATGTAACTGTATCAGTAGTCCTAAACGTACCTTCATTGACAGTATATGTCAATTCCACAATTATTAATTCTTGATTTTCATCATTCCTAAAATTAATACTGTTTACTATCAAATTAGGTATGTACTCCTTTATTGTTTCATTTAAATTTTCTCTAATTTTATCATGTGTGATAGTATCATTAGGTTCAAAAATAAATTTCTTTAAATCACTACCGAAATTTGGTGAGTATAATCTTTCACCTTTATTAGTTAATAATAAATGTAACAAATCCGCTCTAATAGCGTCTCTATCAGTCTGATTTAACTTAAAATAAAAACCCTTATCACTATCACTAAAAGGGAAATCAATATTTATATATCTAGTTCTTGCCATTTGTATATAAATATTATAGTATTATTTTTTTGTAAGGAAATACTTTATATAAAAATAAAAAGTCGGATTTCTCCGACTTTCTACTTAGTTAATTAGGTTAGAACCTTTGTTATGTTTAGGTTTATAAGGACAATTTATACATCCATTACCACAACAACTACCTCTTTTTTTAAGGTATTCAGATGTTAGAACAAAATTACCTTTTTCATTTACATAAAACTCACCTTCTCTTAGTTTAGGTTTGGTTATTTGTCTAATGTATTCCTGAAATACCCAATCTTTATTAGAATTTACCATCCTCATAACTATACAATTTCACAACCATTCGCCCCACAAGCAATTTCACCAGTAAGGTTAGTGTTATCTTGTGTTTCCACAACTTTTGTCAAATCAACATTTTTAAGTGATGACATCATCTTATTGTAAATTTCTTCTGTACAATCCTCAAAAGGTGCTTGTTGATATGTTCCACCATTATATGGTAATACCGATAATCCATTATAGAATTTTCTGTTTTCCCACATCCATTCACCTGCAAGTTCCCAATCGTCTTCTTTTAAGGATATAGTTGCAGAAACATTATGTGTGTTTTGTCCACCTCTATGTCCAAATTTAATCCATTCTTGTGAAATCTTCTTAACCCTTTCCAACAATTCAAAAGGTGATTCATATCTTAGAATAGAACCCTTTGGTGATTTTTGTGGGATAGAAATAACCGCAGTATCGTGAGGTCTGAAAATTTCATCTTCAACTAATTCAGGGTGGTTATTATTAAGGTAACTATAAATTGACTCATTTTTTCCCACTCTAATTCTTCTAACGTAATAATCATTATGCCAAGCGTGAATACCAGAAGATGTTCCCAAAACTAATGAAGATGTTCCTGATGGTTTTACAGTTGTGGTTCTTGCTGCCTTATTAATACCAATTAAATTTGCTACTCTTTCGTTTTCTTCTTTAACTACCTTAGCTGCCGATTTCATATCATAACCCAATACAACACCAGAACCAATACCTGTCATACCAACACCAATAAGGGCATCTCTTTCAGTAGTTCTTTTCCATACATCTCTTAGGTAGTGGAAATCAGTATATCCCGCCTGTAATGTACCAATAAAAGACGCACCCCTTACTCTGTTTTCAAAGTCTTCTTGTGATTCAATATCAGACGCATTCACCTCACATAAGTTACAGAACTGATAAGGTCTTAGTCCAATCTCACAACAAGGGTTAGTACCCCAATCTTTATCATTAGAGAAATAAATTCCAGGTTCACCAGCACCACTTAGTTCAATTCTTTTCCACAATTCTAAGAAAAATTCCTTAGTTACTTTGTGTCTAAGTAGAACCGCTGAGTTATTCGCTCTACCTCTTTGTGCATTTAGTTCCCACCACGCACCTGATTTACAAGAAATCATTTCACTATCATCAGCACTAAATAAACTAATCAATGCCGCCCTTCTAATACCACCTGCTAATACCGCATCTGCTATATAACAAATAATATCGTGTACTTCAATAGGTTGCATTTTATCACCATCTTCTTTATTATCCAAAACTTTCTTAATATTGTGGATACAATCTTTTAATGGTTGAGGACCTGGTGCCTTACCACCTGATGTAACTAACAATGCACCTTTTTGTCTAATATCAGAAAAGTCAAAAATAGGTGTAGAGGATTTAATACCAAAATAGGATTCTACTAAAACTTTAATTGCATCTGCCCAACCTTCAATTGAGTCACCAATTAAATACCTTCTTTTTCTCTTTGGGTTAGGTTTTTTAATGTCTGGTAATTTATCTACGTGATGTTTTTGTACTGAAAAACCAACACCAGTACCACCTAATAATAAAAACATAGTTTCTGAAAATGCGTCTACGTGATCAACAGGTAGATATGCACAATTGTATATACGGTTTGGTGATATTTCAATAGGTTTACCACCAAACTGTAAACTTCTCATAGAGGGTAAAATTTTCTTTTCATACACCATTTTATATACCTCTTCTATTTCATCTTTTAGATTTGGATATTTCTTTTGATGCATTTCTTTATTTCTAGTAACTAACTCATACCAAGTCTCTCTCCTTTGTTTTTGTGGTACATATTTTGCATATTTCATATGTACTGTAATGTCTGATAAAATTTTAGTAGATAAATCCATTTTTAATTTTTTTTATAGTTTTTTATTATGTTTAAAGAGTATAGTATCCCACTAATGATTTTTACATCATTTGTTTATTGGAATATTATAAAAAAGTTATTTTAAAGATGAACGACTTTTACTTACAACGTTTTCGATAAATTTTTGATCCTTCTTTTTCTT